TCAAGGAACGTTTTTGCCTGCTCCCAAACCTTGGCGCGTTTCTCTCTTAGTTCTTGAATTTTATTCATATTCATTACCTCCAATTTTTAATCAGCTCCAGCCGTCTTTCCAGCTGGGCAATAGGGATCTGGTTTACTGAATGGGCAGGAGCCTTCAAATCGTCTTCACCTTGTGGTGCAGGTTCTACGCTCTTTTCTGGCTCCTTAGTTCTAGCGTCAACATCATGTGCTTTTAGGTATTTCATCCTCGCCTGAATACCAGGGAGTTTGTTCCTTAGAGCATTTGTCACTGTCATCTGGTCAAAGATAAAGCCACCGGAACCTTCATCCACCGGCTCTGATTCATAAAGAATCTTGTCGGCAAACTTCAGCTCGATGGCTTTGTGGGCACTCATCCAGGTTTCAGCGTCCATCATGTGTGAGATTTTCGCTCTGGAAAGGCCCGTCTTTGTCTGATAAGCATTGATAATGCTCTCTTTTACTTCACTGAGTAGGTTAATCCCCACCTGCAGATCCGCCACCTCCCCAGCAATAAGCATGGCTGGGTTATGGATCATGATCACTGACAGCGGAGAAACACACACCTCATCTCCCGCCATAGCGATGACTGAAGCAGCACTGGCTGCAAGCCCATCGATATGGACACTGACCTTGCCGGGATACTCTTTGAGCATGTTGTAAATCTGCGCTGCAGCGAAGGTGTCTCCACCCGGTGAATGTATCTTTACAACAATGTCATCTGCTTTAGATCCACTATCATAAAGCTCCGTCTTAAACTGTTTAGGGGTGATATCATCATCAAACCAAGAAGACTCTGCAATGTACCCTTCAAGATGCAGGGTTCTCACTGTAGGCTCCTCGGCTTCATTCACCACCCACCGCCAAAATTTATCCATCTAATCGACCTCCTTTCTCATCATGAAAAAAGCACTCCTCGATTTCGAGAAATGCTGTTGATACTTCCAATTTGTTTTTGTAGTTGTCCACAGAAATGGTGCAGTTGCACACATGCTTATACACATAGTTATTCACATATCATCAAGGCTCATCACCACCAGACTCATCCATGGCTTTCTTTGCATAGGCCCCTGCCATCTTAAGGGGTAGCATGTTACCGTTGACCAGATACAAATCTCCACCATCTTCTTCAGAAATAGGATCCATGTTCTCCATCCTTCTCACATCATTGACGGAGAAGAAACCATTTTGAATACCGATGGCGTATCCATTCATCCTGGATTTATAATCCCCACGCATCAAAGCCGAAGCATTGAAAGATACGAAACACTGACCTTTCTCTTTTTCAAGAAAGAGCTTCTTGTTCATTGCCTGCTCTATTCGAACCAGCCAAGGTCTGATCGTATGGACAACAAAGCTGATGGATTGGTTCTCGATGTTACTGAATGAACTCTTGCTAAGGTCCGCCACCATATGAGGAGGCACTTGAAAGATTCTACAAATCTCTTCTATCTGAAACTTCCTGGTCTCAAGAAACTGCGCATCGGAGTTGGGCATGCTGATGGCTTGGTACTGAAGACCATCTTCAAGGACTGCCACCTTGTTGCTGTTTCCACTTCCCCCATAAGCCGCCTGCCAGGCATCTCTCACCTTGGATGGATCCTTGATGGTTCCTGATGTTGAAAGAATACCGCTTGGTGTGGCATTGTTGGCAAAGAACCTACCGCCATATTCTTCAGCGGCTATGTTCAGGCCGATGGCATTTTTCGCAAGGGCCACCGGTGAGTAACCCATCACCCCATCAAAGCCTAGACCCGGTACATGAAGAACATCCTCATGTCCTAGATAATGGGTGGTGGTGTCCTTCCGATAAGCGTAGTAGAGATTGCCATTCTTATCCCGATCTACCGTCATCTTATCGGGAAGCAGGGGATACAGATGCACCACTTCCCCTTTGCCATTTCGAATGATCTGGCAGTAGACGTTTCCCCATAGGAGCAGGTGGGTCATCATGGTCTCCCTCAAGGTAAAGGATGTCATCTCGGGGTTTGGTTCATCGTGTAAAATCCTATACAGTGGGTGAGTGTACATCTTTTCTTTTCCGTCACCTTGATACCTGTAAGTGTGAAGTGGCAAAGAGGCCACCGTCTCAGCAATGATTCGCACACAGGCAAAGACTGCTGTGGTCTGCATGGAACTTCGCTCGTTAACGATTTTCCCCGATATACTTTGGCCCATATAAAAGTTAGGGGCACTACTGACACTGTCTGTTGGTTCTGCCCTCGCCTTAAAGAGCCATTTAAAAAAGTTCGCCATAATCTATGTTCACCCCCTTCTATCCTAAAATGATCATGTCGCGTTCATCATAAATGGATCCATCATCACCCGGTGGATTCACCGTTGCTCTGGCAAGACCCATGATCATGGCCACGATACCATCGATCTTTTCTGAGGACTTCTCCTTGTCCACCTTGATGTTTCCTGCAGGGTCCGTTCTGACTACAATGTTATCTGCCATCCACCGAAGAACCGGATGTCCGCCATGGGCTATCTGCTTGCTTAAGATAAGTCTCATCAGATCCTTTGTGGGTGGTGACATATCCTTAAAGCCCTGACCAAAAGGAACCACAGTAAATCCCATACCCTCTAAATTCTGACTCATTTGCGTTGCACCCCAGCGGTCATAGACAATTTCTCTGATGTTGTACTTCTCACCAAGTCGCTCGATGAACTTTTCTATGAATCCATAATGGACCACGTTTCCTTCTGTAAGATTTAGAAGTCCCTGTCTGTGCCAAATGTCATAGGGAGCGCTGTCTCTTTTCACCCGCTGATAAAGGGTCTCCTCTGGAAGCCAGAAGTATGGGAGTACCTGAAACTTATCTCCCTCTTCTAGTGGCGGGAACACTAAAACAAAAGCGGTGATGTCACTGGTTGAGGATAGATCAAGACCTCCATAGCAGACTCGCCCTTTCAGCTCTTCCGGGTCTACAGTGAAATTACAAAGGTCCCATTTATCCATAGGCATCCATTTGATTTCCTGCTTTAACCACATGTTCAGTCTCAGCTGTTTGAACAAGGCGAGATCTGCCGGATCGTCTTTTACCTGATTGTAGTGCTCCCTGACTCTCTCTATAGAAATGGTATGGCCAAGACTTGGATTGGACTTGTACCAGTTGTTTTCATCCTCAATGTCCGCATCATCCTCTAGTCCATAGATAATGGCGAGGAATGTCGGATCTACTCTCTTGCCTTCCAGTATGTCTTTGGCCTTTTGATGCATCTCCCAGCCATAGCCAGAAAGTTGATTTCCAGCAGTGGTGAGGTATAAGAACAGCGGCTGGGTTCTCGCATCCCCTGAACCGGTGGTCAGCATCTTGGCAAGGTCTGGATTCGGATAGGTCCAAATCTCATCAAGGATAACGCATGAAGCATTGATACCGGACTTTGATTTAACATCGGAACTGAGTACCTGATAGAAGCTTCCTGTCTTTGGATAGACGATTCGCTTGGTGGACCTTACCAGATTGGTCACTTTTGATAGGGTTGGATTCCCTTCCACAAAGTTCATACTGGTGTTAAAAATGATACTGGCCTGTTGTCTATCACAGGCGGCTACATACACTTCTGCATTGGGTTCTCCATCAGCTAAAAGCATATAAAGGGCAATGGCTGCGCCCAGCTCCGACTTGCCGTTTTTCTTGCCAATCTCCACATAAGCGGTTCGGTACTGGCGGGTACCATCTTCTCTCAAGGTTCCAAAGAGGCGCCTAACCAGATCTTTCTCCCAAGGTAATAACTTAAAAGGCTGACCGGCCCATCTGCCTTTGGTCAGCTTCAGTTGTTCGATAAAGTTTATGGCGTGGTTGGCATGAGCTTCACTAAACGGCATAGGCGTCTCCTCCTTTCAAATTAGTCGTCCTTGCTCTTTTTTAGAATATCCTCGGCCTTAGGTACATTTGAAAGCAGCTCTTCCATGGCATCGCCCTCGATGGTGTTCCCACTGTTATTGATGTTGAGCCTACTTCTAGCCGATGGGCTTAGCCCAAGCTCTGAACAGAAGTTTCTCATCTGCTTAAGGTTCTGCTGGGCAATGGATACTTGAGGGATCTGCTGAATGTACCCTGAAGCGGTCTTTAAAATGGATCCATGCTTTGAGATGAATTCCTCTGCTTCCTTCCATCTAGCATAGGCTTGACAGTACCCGGCAAAGGCAGCCATATCCACTTGAGTCAGTAGCCCCATGGCTTCCAGCTCTTTTGATAGCCTTCTCCATTCTTTCTTGGCATCCGGTTCCAGCCATGACGGGCACTTGGGTGCTATCTGTTTTGGTTTCGGTTCATTCTTATTCAGTGGTCTTTTTCCTGGATTGCCTTCCAGCTCTTTAACCGCTGTAGGTTTTGGTGGTCTTCCTCTACCTGCCATAACTTTCACCTCCTTCATTTACTGCAAAGAAAAAGAGCCATTTTCAGGCTCCTAATGTTATTAATTCACTTTGTTTATATCGACTTTAACTTCTTCAACTGCCCATCCTGTGAAGTCTTTGAACCATTCCTTTGAAAACTTCTCTGCCATCTCTTCGGTGTCCCAGTAGCAGGCTTCGTCAATATCAAAGGTCCATTTTGGGTGGCCATCCCACATACTGAGGTATAGCTTGTTACCCGCTTTCGCTTGCATCGTTACTGTGTAGAAAATCTCCATTCTTTCAGCCTCCTTCGTTTTGGTATATACATATATCACTCTGAAGGCTAAATTAGTCAAGGATTACTTCCCACGGATTCCTTTATAATTAAAATTCCCTTTTCGAATCTCTTCATGATCTGCTTCCACAGCTTTGCTATATTCAGGGTCTTTTGTTTCCTTCTCTTTGCAACCCATGCAGATACACTGCTCATTGAACATGGACATGATTCGCCCACCTTCTAAGCTGCCACCGCAGCGGTCACAATACTTCTGACTAAAAAATCGATCCATCTATCCGCACCTCCTACTCCACATCCACATATTCCATTAATATGGCCAGGGCATGATCATAGCTTTCTGCTTCAGTTGTAATTCTCTTCACCATTTCATCTCCCTTTTCAGACTCCCCTGCTTCGTTTAGGGTTCGTGATACAATCCCCATAAGATTAAAGATGTTTCCGTCCTCTCCGATGAGTCTGCATTTAGGTTTCATCGTTTTCACCAACCTTTCTAAAAGCACCGCTTCCTTCCAGGTGCTTTAAGAGTGTCTTTCTGGTTTCCTTATACTCCGGTCCATTCATCCCGATGCGAATCAGCCAGGTTCTAAGGGCATACTTTGGATTGTCATCTTGGGCCTGTTTATAGGATGCGCGGTTTAAGGTTCTTCCGTAGTTCGCTATGAGAACACATAAATCCTGAAATGCCTTGATCCTCTCTGGATTCAACTTTGAGCTGTGCAGTTTGAAGGTGAACGTCTTCTCATCAAAATCAATCTGAAATCCTGGGCACCTGTTTGTCTCGAGTTCTTCAAGAGCTTCTTTAAGTCTTTCTAAATCCTTAATCTCAACGTTGTTAAGGTCTTCAGCAAACCCATCATCCATGAAGGCTTCCTCTGTTTCAAAAGCCATCATAATCAGTCGCTGTTTACTGTAAAGCATGTTTATAATATTCTTCAGGCTATCAGCTGTGTGCTCTTCAAAGTTCAATTTAACTTCGACCCCACTTAGTTCTTCTAGCAGATTAGTTGATTCTGCATTTTGAGCTACCTCATGAAATTCAGTTTCATTCATCTGTTCTTCATCATTATGCTCTTGATCAGTCAGTGGCTCTGGCTCTGATTGTTGATTCAAGATTTCTTCCAGGGTGATGGACTCTCCATCTCCCTTCGTAATACCGCCATGTCTGTCAATGGTGTAGACTTCATTTTCTGTTCTGATTTCATAAGCAAAGCTTGGAACACTCAAGTATTTAGGTTTCACGCCAAAGTGCTCGCCCAGTTGTTTGATCATTTCTTTCCGGTCCATTTCCATACCTCCTTCGTTTTGGTACTTACATATATCACTCTAAACACAGGATATAGCAAGTGATATATTTTATTTTTGGAATTGGAAGCTCTACCATTGAATTGGTAATTTCTTTCAT